GGCATTGCCTCCCTGCCACGTTCTCGCACAGTTTTATGTTAGTAACGGCAAACTAAGCTGCCATATGTATCAGCGTAGCGTTGATGTATTCCTTGGCTTACCCTTCAACATCGCCAGCTATGCATTGCTTACTCATATGATTGCGCAGGTATGTGACCTAAAGGTAGGTGAACTGATTATCTCAACTGGCGATACGCATATCTACAGCAATCACATTGAACAAGTTAAAGAGCAGTTGAGCAGAGAAGAATACCCACTTCCTCTCCTTTTTCTTGATCCTAAGATAAAAAACATTGACAAATTCTTAATGGATGATATACTGTTATTTGACTATCAGAGTCATGGAACTATTAAGGCAGAAATGGCAGTATGAATACCTACTACACACCAACAGAAACTACTGAGGAAGTTAAACTTTTACAAGAAGTTGATGTCAGTCAAATCGTAAATAGTTTGCAGCACTTCATCAATAAGTTAGATAGCGAAAATAAACAGGTAGGATTGCGCTGGGCTAAAGACTTCGAAGGAATAAGCGATTTGCGTTATGAGGATGCTAATCCTCATGGCTATACCCAAGATGACTTTGTTGATTGGCAGCCCGGCACAGAGCATATCCAGCAGTTAGCTAAAGCACTAGATGTAAATCCAAAAGGCAGAGTCAGATTATTGCAAGTCAATGCTAGAAGTTGCTATAGTTTTCATGCTGATCCGCACCCCTATAGAATACACGTTCCCTTGATTACCAACGATGGCTCTTTCATGGTAGTTTGGGGTAAATTATGGCAGATGAAATCCGGATTTGCATACAGAGTTAGAGTTCAAGAAGAACATACAGCCGTAAATACTGGAACGACAGAAAGAGTGCATTTAGTGTTTGATAACTGCTACAAATGAATATAATTGTTGCTCATCAATTCAATGTCGGAGATGTTGAAGACCCTGATATCTATGCTGCCGAACCTCTTTGGGAATGGCAGAATAGTGAAGCAGGTAAGTGGGCAATGGAAAATTGTACTGAAACTCCCAGTTGGCATCGTCATATAGATGCAGTACACTATGGATATAGTTACCAAGTAAGAATTAAATTAACTCCTAAACAACTCGTATATTGGAAGCTGAAATATGACTAATAAAGAACAACGGCGCTTGCAACTTATTAACGACATGTGCCTGACTTTTAGGCATGATTATGGAATCATAATTAGTGAAGATGATCGTATGTACACGCTTAATTCAGGAATGACCGAACTGGAACGAAAAGGATTTTTCGACACCATGACACAGGTTTTTGATCATCATATTGAACCTATTCTACAAGAGCGTGATGATTTGATTAACGGCGACATGGTCCCTCTACCTAAAAGTGAACAACAAGCCAAAGCTATGATTCTATTAGCAGAACATTATTTGAACAACAGATGAATATTCTAGTAACAGGTGGCGTTGGATTCATTGGGCATAATGTAGTTTCTAGGTTAGAAGACTTGGGTCATAACCTATTGATCATTGACAATATGACCAACTACGGCATCATTCCAGAAGATGAAATGAATTATCTACTAGATGAAAGAGCCAACAAGATTAATTCAGTATGTACTCCGCTACACATTGAAAACAGGGATGCGATAGACAACATTTTTAAAAGCTTTAAGCCAAACGTTGTCATTCATTTGGCAAGCTTTCCTAGACAAAAGGTAGTAAACAGCAACCCGTCGTTCGGCGCCCGAGTAATGATAGAGGGACTGTTGAATCTTTGCGAAGCTTCAAAGCGTAATAATGTTGAGAAGTTCGTTTACGTTAGTTCCAGCATGGTCTATGGTGACTTTACTGATGACGTAACAGAGGATGCTGAGTGTAAGCCTCAGGGTATGTACGGTATTATGAAACTAGCTGGCGAATGGCTAGTGAAAGATTATCATGACAGAGGGGCGTTTGATTATACTGTCATTCGTCCTAGCGCAGTGTATGGGCCCCGTGATGTAGAAGACCGGGTTGTCTCAAAGTTTCTTCTAGCAGCATTACGTGATGAAACTATCATACAGCCAACAAGTGCTATAACGTCACGAGAGGAGCTTCTAGGACACTATTAGAAGCAGCAGAGCTAGCAGTTAAAATTGCAGGCAAGGGTACAATTGAAGTTAGGGACAGGGATTCGTCCTTTCCTAGCAGGGGAGCATTGAATATTGATGCTGCTAGACAAGACTTTGATTTTGACCCTAAGGTTGATATAGAAGAAGGATTTCAAAGATACTATGAGTATCTTCGTAGTTCCCCATTTTGGAAGGATAAAATTAAATGAGCGATTTAGAAACTGCCTTAAAAACGCATGATTGGACTTTGGCTGGATATAAATCTAGAGTTAATGTAGACAAGTTGATGAAAGAAAATCCTGAACAATCATCGGCGCTATGGGAACAATATTGTCCGTGGTCTGATACTAACGGCGGATTACTTGAATGGTGGGCAAAAAAATGATAATTCCGCATTTCGGCCTAGCAAGACAGTATAATAACCTTCAAGATGAGTTGCTAGACGCAACCCATGATGCCTTAAAGGAAGGGGTGCTGATCAATGGCCCCTACACTGCCGCATTAGAATCATGGCTATGTAATTACACAGGCTGTAAGTTTGCTACAGTCACTCACAGTGGAACTCATGCATTAGAATTTATCGCAGGCTATCATTACGATTTGTCATTTTTAGCAGGGGAAGAAGAACCGCCGCGCATTCGCATTCCAAACTTAACTTTTCCCGCCACATTGAATGCGTTTGTCAGTACAGGATGGGACGTTGAACTAGTTGACACGGACAATAACGGATTGTTTAAGTTTGATGATGACTATGAAGATGGTTTTAACAGTTACACCTGCTTTGTAGGATTGTATGGTGCTAGCCCAAATCGTAGCTTCTATTCTAATACAATCGTAGACGGTGCGCAGCACTGGTTAGCAGTAAACCAACATCAAGTCGGTGATGCTATGGCTATCAGTTTTGATCCTACTAAGAACTTACCGAGTAGCGGCAATGGCGGCGCAATAGTAACAAATGATCAATCACTGTATGATTGGGTAAATGTCATGAAGAACAATGGCAAGTTTGAACATTACTATCCCGGCACTAACAGTAAGATGAGTGAATTAGAATGCGCCCATTTGTTGGTTAGGTCCAAATATATTGATAGATGGCAAAATCGCAGAGAAAAAATACGAAATTACTACTTGGATAGATTTGAGGATTTGCCTTTTAGATGTCTCAGTGAACCTTTTGATAAACATGCCGATCAAAAGTTTGTTATCTACACCCAAACTCGAAATGAGCTACATGAGTATTTACACGGTAACAAAATTGAATCTAGGATTCATTATCCTCAGGCATTAAGTGAGTTACCTATTGCCAAAGATATTATCAAAAAGCCAGACATGATAAGCACCAGCATAGCATTGTCTCGCGGGGTGTTGAGTCTTCCTATCTATCCCGAACTTTCGGATAGTGAAGTAGAGGCGGTTGCAGACACGGTTTGTAAGTTTTTTGATAAATAATACGTTATGAACATTTACTGGATACTCACCCTTCTCCCCGTATGGATCATTCACTCAGTATTAGGCCTGGGTGTATTAGGTCTATTGATTGCATTCTTTGTGCAACGCATTCCATTCGTTAAAACATATGGATATTTGATTAAGATTGCGTCTTCAATATTATTGGTGTTGGGACTATTCTTGCAAGGTGCATTAGCGTATAAAGAAAGCACTGCATTAGCAGTAGCCAAACTTGAAGCTAAGTTAGCTAAAGCCGAAGCAAAATCACAAAAAACCAATGTAGAAATTGTAGAGAAGATTGTCACTGATACGCAAGTCATTCGCACCAAAGGCAAGACTATCACCGAATATGTTGACCGCGAAGTCATCAAGTATGAAAACAAATGTCCACTTCCTTCTGAGGTAATCCGCGCACACAATGCTGCTGCTACAATGGATCCTAGCAAGCTTGAAGGAGACAAGAAGTGAACAAATTAATGCTTCTCCCGCTTGTATTACTATCAGGTTGCAGTATTACAGCAGTTCCAGTAACACCTAAGTTTCCGGAAGCTCCGGCAACGTTACAAGAAAAATGCGCTGACTTAAAAGAAGTTGCTGAAGGCGCCTCACTTACAGAATTCACTAAAATAGTAGTAGAGAACTACATTCTATATCACGAATGTAAGGTTAAGGTCGAAGGCTGGAACGAGTGGTATACGAAGATTACTATGTCCACCCAAGAAATTATTAATATTGGTACACTACCTAACGATGGTGAAGGTGATCCGCTAAGAGTAGCGTTTGGTAAGATCAATAATAACTTCGCTAACCTTTTTCCTACTGCGATTAACACTAGCAGCTCCTACTCAGTCGGAACTACTCCTGGGCAGCTTATCTTTGAAACTGATGCGAATACATTTACCCTAGGACAATTTTATGTATACGCGGCTGACCCTACTGGTAATAATAGCCAAAGTATGCAATTAAACGCACAAATTAATCAAGATTTAGATGATGCAAAATTTAGTGCAGTAGGTACCTCAGTATTCGGAAATGCATTGTCCAGATACAGTATGCAGGTAGTGGGAGGTAATGTACAATTACTTGCAGACCCAATTCAAGATACGACTATCTTTCACTTCATAGGTTCTCAGATTATTTGGACAGGTGCTAATGTTGCTGGGTTGTTGATGGGCTTAGACGGATACGTTGACTCAGTTATTTCTACTGAGAATGATTTAAATGTTGAAACTGAACAGTCATTCTAATGAGAGCGCACGAATTCATAACAGAGGCGGTCACTGATGGGTTAAGTGTTGCATCCTACGCACTACCGAATACCTATGTCATTCCTGAATTGAAAAATAATGACTTCTATGAATTGTATAGATTCGGCGTAGCAATTGCAGATGTT